AAATTACGCTTTCGCTATTATATATAAATCACTGAAAAATATTACATGATAGAGCAAACCGCTCAACCATGAATCTTGTTTTTCCAGTGATGTTAAAGGCCGTTGATGGCGGTGGTCGCCGCTCATCTGAACTATCCTCAGTATAGCAAAACGCAAGCGTTCTGTCAATACGCTTGCGTTATAAAATAGGCAAAAATGGCACGGAAACTGTGGAAAAGTCCGCACTATTACATCTGTTATTATGATGTTGCGCTAAATTTCAATCTTTCAAAACATGCCGCCATCTGGCCATCTAGTCCGTGCAAATATCGCTGCGTAATTACCGCGTTTGAATGTCCGAGCATCTCCTGTGATTCCATGAGCGTCGCCCCGTTTCGCTGAATGTCTGTAGCGAACGAATGCCGCAGCGAGTGTGGGTGAAAATTGCGAAATCCAGCCAAATAAAACGGCTGACGCATTAAATGCCGCAGCTCCTCAACACTAAGCAGCGTGCCGCTCGACTTCTGCCACAAATAGTCGTCAATACGCCGACTAACGATCCACTGTGTCAAGCGTTCGCGGGCTTCTCGGCTCATATGCACCTCACGCCGTCTGCCGCCCTTGCCAGTAAATACAATCATTCTGTCGGTGATATTCAATAGCCGCAGATTTCTCAGCTCAGTGATACGTAAGCCGCAGTCAAACGATAATTTAATCAGTAGCCACTGTATCTGATTGCAATAACTCAACACCTGCTCGATTTGCTCCCTCGTGTAGAAAACTCGGCGGATTGGCTCGGTCTCTTTTTGTTTGACAATGTGGCAGATTTTCAGCTCAGGCATCTCTACGCCCATATCTCTAAAATAGCGAAACATTGCTATCGCATGGCAAATTCGTGTATTGATAGTGCGACTGTTCAAGCCGCGCCGTGCCTGCGTCGCGATCCAGTCGTTGACCTGCTGCGTTGTAATCTCGCTCAGACTGCTAACTGGCACGCTGGCTCTGAAATCTCGCATCACCCAACGTTTAGCACTCAATGTTTGGCGGCTCATCCGCCTAGTAAACTCGCAGTACTCCAAATATTCGTCAAAAGCTCGCTCGATTGGCATAATTGTATTTTTCGTCATGATATTTTAACTCCACTTAAAAAAACCAGTTCTATATAGAATTGCTTATAACGAACCTTAAAAGCTCAATTGTATATAGAACCCTCACATTTAATTTTCTGATAATTCTGTTATCAAAAATGGGCGGTGGCGGGCGGATTTGCGCTAATTTGAATAAAAAATACGGCCAGACGGCCGCTTTCATTACGCAAAACTCCCAAATACTCGCATATATCTAGGATTATTGCATAATATTTGCATACAGGCAAACGCAAACAAGCCGCTACGCGAGCGACGTCAAAATGTCAGCAGTGATTGTTACGTTATCAGGTTGTAGCTGCGCTTCATCTGCGCCAGCTTCTCTAATCCAGCGATATTTAGTGGCAATGCTGCCTGCTCTTGCATTTTCTGCTTGTGGCGTTCCTCTGCTGCCTTAGCTTTTGCCTGTGCGATCAGTTTGCGCAGCCAATCCACCGTCTTCGCCAGATTCGCACTTGACCAAATAAACGCGAAGTACTTGCGTGGATTACGCTTTTGTTTTGCCAATTTAATCGAATAATCGAACTCTCTCGCATAATTGATCTGCCGATTTCTAAACATCGGCAAGTAATTATCATCGGTGATTAGCTTTGTCGCCCTACCTAATCGCTGCTGCATTTTCTGAACTCGTCGCTCGTCTATGGTTATGTTCCCCATTTTACCCTCAAAATGCCATTTTGCTCTTGACAAACAAAAATAGCCTCTAAAATTGATAACAATTTTTTGAGGCTAGATACAGACAGCCCACCCTGATTTACATCTGGGCGGGCTGAAAATCCTGTACGTTCACCGTCGATTATAGCAAACTGATTTTGCTTTGTCAACAGAAAAGGCACCCCGAAAACGGAGTGCCCCACAATGACAGCTGCAAATCACAACAACTGCCCAGCTATCATACTACTTTTCAAGCGACTGCTCAAGCCGGTGATTGATTTCGCCAGTTACACTGCGGCCGTTCTCTGCCGCTAGCACAACCAGCCGCTCATACACCTCTTGCTTGATCCGCACGTTGTAGATTGGCGTCGGTGCATCCACTTGTGTTTTAGTGATAGTACCATTTTGCTTGGTGATACGATTTACCTTTGGCATTCCTGCCCCCTTTCTGTTTAGAGCACCCTAGAGCCAAGCGAGGCTTTAGTTTTATATTAGTTGTAAATCATTCTCTATCTGGTAGGCGATTGCCTCTTGGTCTAACACCTTCTTTAATTCGCTGAGCGTGTTCATCACCTTTTGACGTTCGTCTGATAAATAGAGTACTGCCGTTTCCTCTGCCTCACCTCTCCAGTATCCGATGACTGGATAGTCGAGAGTGAAGGCTTCGTGATTAGCGTTTACGATTGATATTATCTTGTCGACCTCAAGTTTTTTAGTCTTATTGTCGCTTCCGATAAAAGCTTTGATTGTGATTTGTTCTATCATTGTGTGCTCCTGATTGTTAATGTGCCTCGCTTGACTGTCTTAATTATAGCAAATATGCATGCATAATGCAAGCATTTTGTCCTAACTCACCACATCGCGTACAAAGTAGTCTCTTTGTAAAACAGTTATGCCAATTGTATCACAGTATTCAGCTGGGGTTAGGTAGTTAAGTGCCTGGTGAGGTCTGTAGAAATGCCAGTCGCTTAGCCACTTGTCGGCTTCTAGCTGGCGTTCTTTGACGCTGTATTGCCTATTGTCGGATTCATTAAGGCATTCTTTCTGGTATTTGCCAATGAAGTTTTCAATGTGAGGCTTATCCTTTGGCGTATTAGGCCTAGCGAATAGTTGGCGGACATTGCTGCGAGCCAGCAAATCAAAGGTTGCGCCAAAGTTTTCGCTGCCGTTATCGCAGACTATGGTGATGTTGGCGCCGAAGCGATCAAGTACTTTCTGCATGGCAATGCTGGCTTGCCGCGCCGTGCAAGAGGAGCTGATGTGAATAAGCGCTTCTTTGGTGTAAGTATCTATAGCGCAAAGAGCATACTGGTTAACGCCGCCGTTCTTGATGTGTTTCATATCGAATTCAATGATGTGCCGGGGACGATCCGGTTTGAGATAATGCCGCAAGCGCTCTTTCGCTTTACGCGTCTGCCAGCCTTTGGCGGCGGCTTTAGATAAGTTTCTATGCAGCGGCCATAGTTTTAGAGAAGAACAGGTTAAACCTCCGAATAATTCTGCCCACCGTAGCCGAGGAAAGCTTTATGGCATAGTCTCTCAGCAAAATAACAGATACTTTCACTGCAGAGAAGCTGGGATATTCCTGCCTAATCTTCCGGATGGTATTCACTGCATGCGTATCGTACTGAACCGTACGTACGCGTTTTGGTCTTCGGCTTCTGCTTTCTAGTGTGGCTAAATCCCATCGGTTATACCTTTTTATCCATTTATATACATACGTTCGAGACACGCCAAAATATCTAGCGGTTACGCTTACCTTTTTATGAGCTTTGTTATAGAAATAATCCAGTACCCTAAGCCTTTGCTTTGCCTCTCTCGAAAGCTTCTTAGGATAAATCCTGTATAGCTCTTTAAAGTTTGGTATGATTGAATTACAGGTCGTGAACGTGCCGATTTTACCGCGCATCATCTCTTCCTTTCTAATAGTTACGTTGGTTTATATAACTATTCTACAAAAGGCTGGAGTGTTCACGATCTGTTTGAGGGGGGACAGCATTTTGCATGCATTTTATGGACTTTTTTAGATATTTTTCATCACCCCCGTTAAACCTGTGGAAAACTCACAATATTACACAGTATAGTCCTACCACGGCATTTATCGTCAGCAGCCCGCGGCGACCGCAGCACGTCAGAAGTCGACACCGGCATGAAGTGGATTGACGGCCGCACAATTTACCAGAAGACATTTGCGATGGGCGGACTAAAAGTTGCTGGTAAAACAACGAAACCGCATGGCATTGAAAAACTAGATATGGTTATCAATATCCGTGGTATTGCGAAAGAAGACAGTATTGGCGCAACTATCAACTTACCGCACGCTGCCGATCAACAGGCTTACACAGTGACTGTTTATGTTGACAATAATAATATCAATATCCAAACCTACGCAGATCAATCTGGATACAAAACCTCATTCGTCACTATACAATATGTGAAAAAACCTTAAATAATGCCTATCGCCACCCACGAAATCCCATGCCAAGCACCACCAAATATGCCGGTTGTTGAAGCGTTGAGTGTCGTACCGGTGTTCGTAACAACGCCAGACTCAATATTCAGTCCACTGCCGATCACCTGATTAAATTCGCTGATACTGGTAGCTTTGCCGCCTGTCTTGTAGCCAATTAAGGTCGGTGACATTGAAAACACCTGCTTGAATTGCTTTGGAAAAACAACAGGCACTGGCTGTCTTTTCGTGCTATTTCCCCAGAATTGCACCCAGCCAGTTTGCACTAAGATATTGCCAGTAACGCTCTGGCTGACACCGTCAGCACTGAACGCTAACAGAGATGGCGAGTTGAGATGCCGTGGTAGGACTATATCATTGCCAAGTGCGTCAGAGCCAATCACACCATTCTTGAACATTTCAGCCCTGTTAATCCGTCCGTCAGCCAGTGTGGCTGGATTGCGCCTGTCAGTGATGACAGAGTCGAGAATCGTCGTCGTGCCGGCGTTTACGCGTATTTCAGCGATGACTTCATATGGATTAGACGCACCAATTTTCGCCTTGATCTGTGATGGTGTAGGTGCACTTGGGTTGGTTGCTGGCGTGCCTGGAACGACAACGGCCTTTGTGCGATTCTCGTTGTTAGCGACGGCTTGCGACGCAGCCACGTTTGTGTCGATGTAGATCACCACCGCGTCAATTCGTGGGTTGGCACTATTTGCCGTGGTAACACTCGCTTGAACTGGCTGCGTACTCAAGTTGCTCACTGGAAACGTTGCCGACATAGCGTCACGCACCAGTAAGTCGTCAGGTATACCATTCTCGCCGCCGATCAGCACATTCATGCCGACAGGGCTGGCTTGACGCACTCTAAAACCGCTAATCCACGAGCCGACAAAAGCGTTGCCAAGCGCGTGAAACAGTGCGCTATCAGTGGTGCGGCCACCGTTGCTATTAGGAAAACCTAGTGCCATAGTTATTTTTCGTCAGTGCTTTCAGCCTCAGCCTCGGTGGTGTCGACCGTCTCGGCCTCAGCTTCATCATTGGTATTTTCAACTTCTGGCTCGACAGCCTCGTCGGCAGACTCTACTGTTGGCATTTCTAGCTCTGTTGTCTCGCTTTCAGCCTCAGCCTCGGTGGTG